CTCTCATCGATGAGGGCACGCATACCCTCGAAGCTGCCAGAAGGGAAACGATTAACTCGGAGTACTCGATGGCAATCATCAGGCGATCCAGATTCAAGGAGATCCTGATTCATAGCGATCGCTATTCGGAGCGCTACGTTGTGAAGTAGGCATATTGGTTTCGAGTCAGGCAGCCTTCGCAACCCGCACCACGCGCGCAGCCTTCAGCACCCCCCGCGCGACAGCGGTCAGCGCCAGTCGGTCCTTGAACGAAATGCCGAACGCCCGCTCGCGCAGGTTGTTCACGTGCGCGATGCGGTCGGCGTTCGGGTCGACAAAGCCGATGACGCAGCGGTTCTCGCTCGCCTGCTTCACCTTGAGAGAGCGCATCGTGCGCCCCGTCCAGAACCAGTCGCGAAACGGTTGCAGGCCACGGGCGGCCTTGCAATCGGGATAGCCCTTCTTGCCGTTCCGCCCCGGCTTCAGCGGCTTTGCGGGCTGATCGTTGACGTTCAGGCCCTTGTGAAGGCGGTCCTTGATCGACTCCACCACCACGTTGCCAATGGTCAGCATGTCCTCGGAGGTGAACGGCCCGAGGACAAACCGGGCGCGAGTGAGTTTGGCCTGAAAGGGCATCGTCAACCGACGCGGACGCGACTGATCGGGACCACCAACTGCCGCTTCTGCGGCGGCACGACGGCGGTTTTCAACTGGAGGTTCTGGAACCCGGTGACGACGAGGTGCAGCAGGCAGCCGCACGCCGGGCAGGCGACTTGCCTGGGGTGCTCGATCACGATGGCGGTGCTGCCGATTCCAGCCGAGAACCGGATTTGCGGGTCGATCTCCATTTCGACCGGCGTGCCGCACAGAGCGCAGGGTGGCGTGGGATTGTTCATTCGGGACTGGCCCTTGGGAGTTGGATCGGGTTGTTGTGCGCCATCTCGCGCTGGTAGCGCTCGCGTTCCTCTTTGAGGATCTGGAGGCCACGGACCTCCTCGGCGGTCACGTCGCTCCAGGGGATGCTGAAGTGGGCCGCATCGAATTCCAGTTCGAGAACCCGCTCAAAGAGGCGCCCGGCGGCCGAGTGCGAGCGCGCGTGATCCAGGTCGTCGAGTCGGCAATGCGAGCAGCGGTTGACGGTGTAATGCCACCCGCCGCAGTGCGGGCAGGCGCCAGGCGCGTTGGTGTCCCCAACGGTGCGCTGGCGCCCGCATTTGCCGCAGGTCACGTCGTTGGCGTCGGGGCAGCCGTGCGGGCCGTCCGCGCCGCCATCGCACAGATCCTCCGCGTGGAGGGACCGATGGACCAGCAGCCGGAGAGGGACCGGACGCGGCCACTCATCCGGCCCTAAGAGTTTGGGTCGAGCGACGGGTCCATCTCGTCGATGGCCTGGACCAGTTCGACGGCGACCGCGGATTTGTGATGCGGCGGCACGTCGGCGGTCTTATAGGACTCCGCATACCCGTCGATCTTGCTCACGACCGAGTCGTACAGGTCGATGGCGGGCTCGATTCGGTAGCGCAACTCCTCCTGGCCGTGGGGCAGGTCGGTGGCCGACACGACCGTGCGCCGGTACACGGTGATATCCCGCTGCGTCGGGATCTTCATCGTGTGCGTAGTGTCGCCAAACGGCGTCTTGAGCGTGATGCGGTACTCGTCGCCGGCGCGCTCGCAATCGGTGACGTCGCAGAACGTGAGCTTCGAAATGGCGTTGCCCGCCTCGAACTCGTCGAACTCCGGGCCGTCCTTGTCCAACCGGATCTGGTTGAACAGGGCGAGATCGGCGTCCGAATTGGGAACGAACTCCGTCTGCGACTTTCGCCGGCCGATGGTGCGCCGGATCGACTTCTGCTGGGCCAGGCGCCTCAGTATCTCGTCGGTGGCCGGGAGACGGACGCGGGCCGCTTTGGGCGGATTCGGCACTCTTATGATGATGCCCTCGTCGGGGATGTTTCCGTACATGGTTTCTCCTGCGGTGGGGTTTAGTTTGCGATGGAATTCAGCCCGCACTTGGTCGTGACCGACATGACCGTGTTGCTGACGGTGTCGAACTGCGGCGCGCCGGTCACCGTGACCGCGACGATGCCATCGGCCTCGGCGTTCTCGACGACCTGGAAGGCCATCTTGGGGAAGCTGAACGAGACGGAGTTGCCATCGTCGTGGTTGACGCTGAGCGTCGCCGTGCCGGTGGTCTGGTTCACGAGCGTCGCGTACTCGGTCGATCCTGCGAGCAGGCGTGCGGTGAACTGCAGCGTAGGCACGCGAGCGCCGATTTCCATGCGGCCCCGCACCTGAAGACCGTTCTGCATGCCCGAGCCGGGATAGAAGCCCGCGTTCAGCAGCAGATTGTTCTTCCACCCGATGGTTCCGGAGAGGATGCGCCTGGTCGCGACGTAATCGACGCCGTTGACCGAGAGCGACATCGATGCCGCCAGCATGTTGTTCTCGGCGGTGAGCGCCGGCACCGTGATGCCCGAGGGCGTCGTCACCAGGCCGGAGCCGACCCAGTTGACCGTCATCTTCGAGGAGGCGCGGCCAGGGCCGTAGGCGAACTGATACGTCCAGTCCTCAACCGCGCAGCCGACGTACAGGGTATCGATCGCCCTGCCGCCGCCCTCCGCGACCTGCTCGACCAGCGAGAAGTAGGGCAGCTCGAGCGTGGTGCCCGGATCGATCGGCACGATGGTGTAGGTGTAGGGAGCGGACGAGCCGGTGACGCTGGCGTTGCCCAGGCCGAAGGCGCAGGCCCAGGTGACGAACTCCGCGCTGGCGTACTTCTCCAGGCGGTTCGCGACGTCATAGTGCGACGGGAACGTCTGCGTGATGAACTCGTGCCCCTTGCCGATCTCGGCCGCGTCGTTCTCGAACACGGGCTTCGGCGTCGTCACCGTCGTGTCGAGCTTCTTGAACCGCAGGAACGTAGACCCGGCAGTCGCGATGTTCGTCTGCTTGTTCTGGCCGAGGCCCATGATGAGCTGCTGAACTCTTGCGGGCATGGTTTACTCCTTCACCTGCTGGTAGCCGAGGCCCATGATCGGGATCATCGCCTCGGGGACGGCATCGACCTCCTTGATGTCGCCGGTGTTCGGGTGGCGCAGCCGGACCTTGCCGGGCGCGGGCAGCGTGGCGGGCTCGGGGGCCCTCTGGTCCATTCGCTCGATAGCCGCCGCCACGTCGGCCAGTTCCTGCTTCAGATCGGGCATCAGTTGTCTCCTATTTCCGGAATCACGAGGGTGCCCACGAAGCGGTCCTGAAGATCCTCGTCGAGCGCGTGGGCGACGCTCGGCGTGTCCATGATGTCGAGGCCCGGATACAGTTCCATGTACCGGATGCCCGCCGCGCTGCCGGTGGGCGGCTTGTTGCAGACGGTCCACCACAACTCCTCGTACCCCATCGGCTCGCTGAGGCCGATCGCGTTGCCCATGCGAAAGTACAGGCTGAAGCGGTGCTTCCAGATCGTCTGGCCGTCGAAATTCCCGCCCTGTGTCCCGTCCCAGGCGAGCAGCATGGACGGCGCGGGCATCTTGTAGATGGCTTCGGCGAGCCGGTGCTCGACGCCCAACCGATAGTGGAAAGTGCCGATCCGGCACGTGGGAGCGCCGGTCGAATCGAGGACGGTCATCGCGGCGGCCAGCTCCGGGATGGATTGCAGCACGCCCACGATGGCGTCCACCATCGCGGAGGGATTCAGCATTACGTGGTCCTGAGCTTCAACACCGCGCCGCCCTCGATGTCCGCTTCCACCTCCACCACGTCGTACACGATGCCGTTGATCGCGATGGTGTCGCCGTGCTGTGGTTGGGGGTTCAGACTCGCAAAGCGGACAAACAACCGGACGACGGACGCGCCCCGTACACTGCCGGGGACGTAATCCTCGGCCATCGCCGGAGTCTGGATGATGCCGGTGACTTGCTGCGGCCCGGAGCCATCCTGCGGCGTGAAAGTGACCGGCGTGCCAAAGGCGGCCAGGCACGCCGTGTCCATCGCGTTGACGAGATCGGAGAACGCCATGGCTATGCGGCCGGAGTGATGTACAGCGTGCCAGCCGACGCCGCCTGGAGCACGGCGAGCTTGTCGCTCTGGGCGAGCACGAAGTACTCGGGCAGTTTCGCCGGCAGGAACATGCTGGCGGCAGTCGCCGTGGGATTCGCCCCGTTGGCGACGTAGCAATCCACGGTGCTCACGAGGCGAACGACGTCCGCGCCAATCGGCGCAGCGGTCGCCAGGGAGGCGGCCCCAACCGCAAGGGTCTGGGTGGCGCCGGGATTGATGGCCGGGAAAGACGCGCGATTCAGTCCAGCGGTCTTCATGGCTACCCCAGCGTCACCACCGAGTACCAGACCGTCACGATGGCCGCTCCGTTGCCCGTCGCGAACGCGGCGGTCGCATTGGTGATGTCCAGCCCCGTGTTGATCGCGGACTGGAGGTCGATGGCCGCGCTGGTGTTCGGGCCGAGATACTGCAAATCGTCGGCGGCCGCATTGATAACGCTGGCCGCCACGTTGCCGGTGTGCGGCGTGACCGCCGTCCCGTGATACACGAACGTGACCGCGCCGCCACCCGTGAACTGGGTGGCGCCGTGCTTGAACTGGAACGAGATTGCGTCGACGATGAGAACCTTGCCCGCGCCGGGCGCCGGAAGAACACTCACCGGCGTGGTCTTCATCGCGATCAGGTTGGCCGCAGTCAGCGAAACCTGGGCGACCTGCTGCACCAACGGACTCAGGGCGGCGCTGCCGATGTTCTTCAGCGTGCTGCCGTCGCCCTGAAACTGCGGCGCGTTAATTGCGGTTTTGTGAACTTCGATCATGCTTTCTCTCCTTTCCCGCCTTGGGCGGGGCGGCGGGTTTATCCTGCGTCCCCGGATCGGCGCGCCGCCCCGATTTCGCAAGCGTGAGTTCCAGATCCGGCCACGGGCCCACCCGGCGCTGCTCGTACATCTGCCGGGCGCGCATCATCTGGAACTTGTTGGCCGGGTCGGGGGCGGGGTACTCGTCGCCGGCGTTCGGCGGCGTGAAGCCGCCCGCGAGCGGGCGCAGCACATAGAGAGGGGGCACGCCGTCCCTCGTCAACTGCGCCCAATTGGGTCTGCGGTAGAACATGGCTACACCGCCGAGATCACGTTGTTGAAGAAGAAGCCGCAGTCCTTCGACACGATCCGCATGTCGAAGGCGGAATCGATCTCCACGCGGTCGCTGGACAACTGCTCCATGCGGAAGGTCTTGATGCGCAGCCCGGCGCCGCCAGTCTGGCCGATCAGGCCCGTCCAGTTGAAGGTGTAGCCCGCGCTCGGGGTCATCAGGCCGGCGTTGCGGGGCCGGTAGAAGAGCGCGGCGGACAGGCCGCCGATGAAGGTGGTGGACTCGGCGGGCGTCGCGCCCTCGGCGGCGGCGTTGTACACCGCATCCATCACCAGCACCTCTTCGAGTTCGAGGATCTCGGCGATGATGCGGCGGTTCGCCATGGCGGGGTTGGGCGCCGTCTGGCCGTACTTCGTGCGGTCGATGAAGTCCGGGTGATCCACCAGCTTGTCGAACACCGCGCGCGAGAACACGCCGATGTTGGCGGTGAAGCCGCCCGAGTTCAGGCGCATCTGCGTCTTCGCGTGGCGGATGTCCGTGATGGGGCTGGACGTAGCGTAATCCCAGTACGCCACGTGGGTGCTGTCCGAGGTGGCCTGGCCGGCCACTTCGCCCGTCCACACGCCGGACTTGAAGTACGCCCCGGCCCACACGTTCTCGCGGCGGATCAGGGCCTTGTTGGTCAAGAAGATGGTTGCGTCGCGATCCGGAGACAGCGGCGAGTCGCTGTTGGCGCGGATCTGGTCGTCCACATCCTTGTGGAGCGCCCACACGTTGCAGTTGTAGGTGCCCGTCGAGTCGAGCCCGTAGCCGGAGCCGGCGGATTCGGTCGCGATGGCGCGCAACTGCATTTCGTCGCGGTTGAAGTCGGCGCGCTTGTAGGTGTAGTACAAGTCGCTCTTGCTCTCCACGGGGATGGCCGGAAACGCGCGGTCGGCAACGAACTCGACGCCAGCCGCTTCCTGGCTGTAAGCCACGGAGATGTTCGTCAGCGGGCGGTTCACGTGAACGTCGCCCAAAGTCGGTTGAGGCATTTACGTTGTTCTCCTTCCCAAAAAGAAAGGCCGCCCGTTTCCGGACGGCGCGGTGTTGTTTTGCCTGGGGATTGCTGGCGGGCCTACATCTTGTAGGGGCCGATGAGCAGGGCCGGGATGATGACTCCCGCGCCAGCGGACGCAGCCAGCGCCCGCGCGCGGACGAACTGTCCCGCCGCAGCGGTCACCGCCTGCCCGCTGGCGTTCGGCGTCAGCGGATCGCCCGCCGCCACCGCCGCGCCGGTAACCAGCTTGGTGACGCCGAGGATCGCCACTTCGCCCTCGACGCCCTGCCCGTTGGGCTTGTCCTGGAGCACTCCGTCGGTCACCGCCTGGGCCGCCGGAAGCGCGAGTTGACCGTTGGCGTTCACCACCACGAGGCAGTACTGAGACGCGCTCAGATCCGCACTGGCGGGAACGCCGACGTTATGAAGATTCTGTTCGTAAGCCATGGTTCGTCTTCTCCTTTCGCAGTGCGGCTACCGCGCCAGGCGGATGCCAGCCGCTTCGAGCGTCGCGATCAGGCCCTTGGCGTTGTGCTGCGCCCGGAAGGCCGCATACGCCTCGGGATGCTCTTCCAGCATCGAGGCATACGCGCGCTCCTTCGTCACCCTCGTGGCGACCCCGTTGACGTACATCCCGTGCGTCGCCTGCCCGCGGTTCTGGCGCGCAAACGACACGGCCTGCGCCTCCAGTTCCTGTACGCCGCCGGAACCCGCGTGCGGGTTTACTCTCGAATCCACCATGTGACTCTCGCTTTCCGCGACGCGGCTGGCGGTCAACGCTTCGCTGACCTCCGCGACGCTCATGTACTCGCCCTTCGGGTTCCGCTTCATGAGGAACTCGGCGGCCAGGTCGGCCTTGCCGGCCATCTTGCAGAGCGCGGCGATAGCCTGAATGTCCGACTCGGCGCGCATGGCCTTCAGCGGCTCGCCGGCGGTCAGGGTGACGCAGGCGGCCTTCTTGCCCTCGGCCCCGTCCTCATCCTCGTCGCTTTCGTCCTTTTCTTTGCTCTTCTTGCCCTTGTTGTCGCACTCCTGCGTGTCCTCGGGCTTCTTGCCTTTCTTCTCTTCCGGCTCGCCGTCCTTCTTGGCGGCAGCGGCCTGAGTATCGATTTCAGCCATTGCTGTACCTCCTTGGATTGGGATTGCGGCGGCTGCCGCTTTCGAACTGAAGAACTGCGCCGTGCCCTTGCCGGCCCGGTTGACCTGCGACGACCCGTTGATCACCTCGCGCAGCGCGTGCATGGCATCGTCGAACGTGCCCACCGCGTCGGCCAGGAGGGGGATGGCGTTGTCCGCCCACAGCACCGCCGCCTGCGTCGCGACGATCTCCTTCTTACTGGCCTTGCGGTTCCGCGCCACGGTCTCGGTGAACATCCCGTACTCGCGGTCCACCTCGTCCTGGATATCCGCATTCGCCCGCTCCGAAAGCGGTTCGTGCGGATTGCCGTCCAGCTTGCGGTCGCCCGCGAACACGTAGGTGTATTTGACGCCCAGTTCCTTGTCGAAGCCCGACTGGTCCAGGTGCAGCGCATACACGCCGATGGAGCCAACCGCGCCCGTCCTGTTCAGGAAGATCCGGCTCGCGGAACTCGCGATGGCATACGCCGCCGACAAGGCGATGTCGTTCGCCACGGCGTACACCGGCTTCTCTTTCCGGACCGAGTAGATGTAGTCCGCCAGATCGAAGCACCCGGCAGTCTCGCCGCCGGGCGAGTCGATATCCAGCAGGATCGCGGAGACGCCCGCATCCCCCACCGCGTCGGCCATCTGACGCTGGATCTGCTCATACGACGAGGAGCCGCTCCACGCCGACATGAACGACTCCTTCTTGAGCAGCGTCCCTTGGACCGGGATCACCGCGATCCCATCGATCACCGCGTAGTCCCGATCATCACCCGCCTCCGTGTACCGGGACATCAGCGTGACGGTGGCATCCATCGGCACACGAGGCATCAGGACCGCGTCGGGGGAGATCCCCAGGCGCGGCCCGATGGCCTTGATGATCACCTCCAGCTTGGGCGGGTGGATCATCAATGGGGAGTTCAGGAACCGCGAAGCGACGTGCGCGAGATGCTTCACTGGGCCTCCACTTTTCCGGCGGCCGCTTCGCTCGCAACCTCGTCCTCTGTCAATCCGGCGTTCCTTCCCGTCAAAATCTTCCTGCCATCCGAGTCGTAGGACAGGCCGAGTTTGTCGGCACGGTCGTTGTCGGCCTTCTGCTGTTCGTCGATTACCGTAGCGTCATAGCCCTGCGCCGCGCACTCAATAGTGCGCGTGGACAGCCCATCGCGGATCGCGCGCTCCGCGGCCTTCATGTCCTTCTCGGGATCGACCCAGGGCCAGCCGGGCGTGACCCACTGTGCCGCCTCGAAGGGCTCCGGGTCCTTGTCATAGGCGTTCAGCAGCCCGACACCGAACACCATCGCCAGCATCGCCTCCCGCAGCCACCGCCGGTAGATCGGGTGGCAAACCTGAAACACGAACACCGCGTGCTGAAACTGCTCGCACTTGCGCCGGAACTCCAGCAGGCCGGCGCGGATCGAGGAGTAATTGATCCCCGAGAGGTCGCCCGAGATCTGATACTCCGCGAGGCCCGCGCCAGTCGCGAACGCCTGAAGGCAGGCGCGCACGAAGCCCTTGTAGTCGCCCGTCTCGGGGACCTGCGCGAACTGGACCTCTTCGCCGAAGCCCAGGTTGATGAACGTGTTCGGCTCCAGCTTGGTGATCTGCGTACCCGGATCGGGCTGCGCCGCCGCGCCCAGGCTCTGATCCGGTACCATGACCGGATTATCCTGGCTCACCTGCTTGATGAATCCGGTGATCATCGCGGCCGCCTTCTTCCGCGCGATCTCGGCGTCCGAGTACTGCTCCAGTTCGTACAGCTTGGCCAGCACCGAGGTCAGCCATGGCTGCCCGCGAAACTGCCCGGCGCGAATGGGCTTGTACACGTGCAGGATGTCTGTCGCCGGCACGCGTTCCACATGGAGCGCTTCCATAGGGAAGAACATCGTCTCACCCGGGTGCGCCTGCCAGAAGTGGTAGGCCGCGCGGCGGCCATCGGGACGGAACTCGACGCCGCACCGCACGCGGTTCTGCTCGGGCACGTCGGAAGTGGGCTGGTTGCGCCACAACGGCAACTGCTCGGCCTCGATCAACTGCAACTGGAGCGGGACTGCCAGACCCTCCTTGGGAGAGCGCGGCCGGAAGCGCACGAACACCTCGCCAGCCTCCATGCATTCGCGCGCCAGGATCATTTGCTGGCCGTAGAAGTCGGTCTGCCCCGATGCCGGGTTCTTCGGGTCGTACTCCACGTCCGACTCGCGAATCCACCGCTCCCACTTGTGGCGGATCAGGGCGCGCACCGCCTCGTCCGGGTGCTGCGGGATCAGGCGGATGCCGCGCCCGATGGCGTTCGCCACATAGGACTCGATGGCGCCCGCCGCCCACGCGCTGTTGCGCACCGCATCGCGGTTGCGCGTGAGCAACTCGAGTCCGTGGGAGAAGAGCAGCGTGTTGATGCCGAGGTAACTGGGATTCCAGCCGTAGCCCCGCCGCCCCTTGCCCGCCGCGTCGAACGGAAACGTCCCCATCGCCTGCCGCCTCGGGGGCTCGACGCTCATCATCTGCGCCGCCCGGCGCACCAGATTCATTTGGCTTCACGCTCCACGGAGACGAGCATCCCCAGCCAGACAGCGATGCCGCCGCCGACCAGCGGACCCAGCGGGTGGTAGATCATCCAGCACCCAAGCACGATGTGGGCGAGGCCGCCGTAGAAGAGGAGTTTCTCCGTTGCTGGCGGCGTGTGCCGCTTGCACGCGCTGGCGAGCAGTGCGGCGCCGCGCCGGAGGGCGTTGACGGTGCGCTTGGGCACGGGCCGCACCTGTCCCCTCTGCGCGGCCGCCGCGGACTGCTCCAGGATGGCGAACGGACTCGGATCGGTCATCAGTAACCCCACCCGCTGGTCGTGTAAACGCGGACCTGGCGCACCGGCTGTTGCCCGCCGGCCTGCGCAATGTCGTTCTCCATCAAATGGCACAGCTTGATGAAGTCGTCTATGCTCTGCAGGTCGAAGTCGCGATCCTGGAAGCGGACCCGGCGCGCTCCCTGCTTGTAAAGCGTCTTTAGCGTGTCGAGGTCGCTCTGCGTGAACGGCACCTTGTATTCTCCAGAGATGAGCAGGGGCTCATGTCGCTGAACGCTTCGGATCGACGGGAAGGCGATGTAGGCTATCCTTTTGTGATGGCCGACCCGATCGCGGAGATGAACCGTTGCGAGTACCTCTTCCTAGCCGAGATCCAACATCCCGACTACCACTCGCTGCGGTTTGTCATTGAGGAGGGCCGACCCGCAGGGGAGACCGGGCCTCTTGAGATAGCGGGAGCAGTTATATCGGGTGGTACGCGCATCGATGTAACAGAAGAGAGTCAATGCTTCGAACTACTGTGGGATAGCTACATCGCCTACGCGGTTCTCAATGAGTCTTTCGCATTACCAGCGGATGCTGACGAGTGCTATGTGGGCAAGCTGTTTCGTGTGTACTCGAAATCGCACTTCATCGACTACCTGGCGCGGGCAGCTTTCGCCGCATCTGAATACCCTGGGCCGGCGAAGCACTACGAAATCGCCTGTCAGGATCACATCATTGAAGTCGTCTCAATCAAGGACCCCATGGTTAGCAGGCTCCGTTGAAAGGCCGCAGAAGGCTCTGAACTAAACCTCCAACCTGAAGCGGATCTGGTTGCGCGGCCGCGCCGGCATGACGCGCTGGGGCAACGCCTGCTGCGGCGCTGGCATCGCCGGTGTCACCTTCCGCTCCCACTCAATCCAGTGCTTTTCCTGAAAGCGGTCGATGCCCACGCGGGCCGCTGCCGCCCGCGCGTACACCCGGCAGTCGAGCGCTTCATTGCGCTCGCGCATCTTCTGCCACTCGACACGCTTGTAGCCCTTAACCAGCTTCGTCACCAACTGCTCGGCGGCGATCTGCTTGAAGTACTCCTCGCTGTACCGGGGGAAGTGGCAATAGCCGGGCGGGAACGGAACGCCATGCTCGATCTCCTCGTCCGTGGGGCCATCCAACCGCAGCCAGCGGTACAACTCCTCCTTCGCCATGCCGGAGTTGACCGGCCAGACCCGGACGCCGCGCTTGACCTTGCCGCCCAGCGGGCCGACCTCAATCGGCGACGGCGCCCCGAGGATCACGTAGCCGATCCAGTTGTTCCCGCACTCCGTCCCGCCGATCTGCGCGCCCTTCATGAAGATCACGCGCTCCATGGGCGACGTGGGCGAGAGGCAGTCCATGATCTCGCGCAGGTACGGCGTGCGGTCGGTGCGCCACCGGCCCGGCTCCGAGGACGCCCGCTGCGAGAGTTGCCGGTACTGGTCGGCCCACTGCGAGATGGTGAGGAGCGGGTCCGGGCGCGCGCCTGCCCTGGCAGCCGCCCCGACCACCTCCTCAGCCGATAGGGGAGTCTGAAAACTCATTCAGGGCCTTCCGGATCTCCGTGGCCAGGATCTCGTAGCACTTGGCTGATTCGCTCTCGGCGGCCAGCATCGCCGCCACGCGGTCGGGGATGTTCAACATGCCGTCGCGGTACTGCCGGAACTGGTTGAAGGTAGCGACCTGGACCTCGTCCTTCGAGATCAGGCTGCCAACCTTCTCCTCGTATTCGAGCTTCGCAAGGCGCGCCTGGTAGTGTTCCCGCACGGCGCGCGCCTTCGTGTACTGCGCCGCGCCGAAGGCGTCCTCGTCGTCGTGGCGCTTCCTGCTCGCGCCGATGGGCCGCGCGTTCGTGTTCTCTTGCCACTCGCGGTCGGCCTGGTCGGAGTCGATCCGGCCATCCGGCAGAGGCGTAATCCGGCCCGAACTGATCGCCTTTTGTACGGTGGACAGGCCCACGCCGCGATGCCGCGCGTACCCCCGCAAACTCAGAATCGCCATCCGACTATTTCCAAACTCTCCGCTTGCCTTCCGTCCCGAGTGGAGTGATGAATCGTCATGCGCGGACGAGAATCCGCCAGAAAGGACCAGCAGACACGAACATGACGAACGAAGCCAGTACCACCACCGAAGCCGCCGCCATTGCGGAACCGGGCGCGCACGTTGCGCCGGAGAAGGCCCCCTCGACCAAGGCCGCCAAGCCCAAGAAGGGCGCCACCAAGGGCCAGAAGACCGCGAAGGCTGCCAAGCCGGCCGCCAAGAAGGCCGCCAGCAAGCCCGCCGCGAAGAAGGAAACCAAGCCCGCCGGCAAGAAGGCCGCCAAGGCCGATGCGCCGGTACCGCGCGAGTTCAGCAAGAAGGCCATCGTCATCGACCTGATGCGCCGCAAGGACGGCGCGACGATGGCCGAGATCGCCAAGGCCACAGACTGGCAGCAACATTATGCCGACGTTCGGATTATGCCGACCTGTGCTGGCAACCCGGCCTGTGGGGCGGGAATCGCGGCGATGGAGTCGGCATAATCAGAGAGCC